ACCTACTAAAAATTACCCAATCATTTAGTTTGCACCAAGGTCCTTTTGGAAATTTATCTTTATCATGATAACAAAGATCTCCCATTTTTAGCACAAGACCACAGACGGTTGTCATCTGTATTGTTTCTTGTGTCGTATCAGATAAAAGAATTCCACCTTTGGTTTTTTTAGGACCTGCATAAGGCAAGACCAAAATTCTATAACCTGTTGGTGTTGGTAATTTATCTAATGTTGATTTACTGATCGCTTTTGGATCAAGGACTGTTTCGACTTCTTCTTTTGCCTTGTAGGCATCTAGAAGCGCTTCAGTCCGTTTCGGTGTCTCCGTGGACTTGTTCATCTTCATACTCCGTTTGTGACAGCAGGTCTTTTAGATCCTGTTGCAGATCTTCTAAAGATCTGATTTGACCTCTAACATATTGTAGTTTCTCTATGGTGTCAACACCATATATAGCGTGGTCTTTGAGTTGTTGAAGATTCTTTTTTATTTTTCTATAAACTAATGAGATTGTATCTATATCCATTATAACTTCTGCAGCATTATTTTATTTTGACCCGACTCCATGACATTAAATCCATAATAACTTAATGCTTTACTAATATCTTCCATTCCATATTTTTTATAATCATCAAATATAAATCTTGATCCTTTTCTTGATCTATCAGCAAACCACACTGCTTCAGTCATAACATCTTTAGTCATGTGTGGCCCATCAAAGTGTACCAGGTCATAGACCAGCGGTTGGGTTGCAAAGTAGTTCATGTAATCAGTATCTTTCATATGAAAGAAAGAAAATTCTGGATGATCTGAGAAATCTTTTTGCATTTCTAATCTCATTTCATCAGTGTAGTCAGCTGTATATTCTGGTGAGTTATCGTAATGTTGGTATTTAAGATTTCCGTATGGATCAATACCAATATGCTTGTAATTTATTTTACCAATTCTAGCTCTTATTGAAAGCATAATAACTTTAGAGCCTAATCCTTCTCTTACACCTATTTCACAAGTGGTAACTGATTTTGGTTCTTCAAAAAAAGGAAGTGTTTCACACCATTTTTTAAGTAGGTCGTATTCTGTGCTATCTCCACGAATGGTCATAGCAAGTATATAGATTATTTTATGTCGGGATGCAAATTAAAAAACGCCTTCGAATTTTCCACCTTTTACTGCAGCGCCCATGCCTCGACACTTAGCTTCACCACCGTGTTTAAATCTAGGTTTAGGTTCATAATGCATTTGCATGCCTCTTTCATCACTTATGATATAACCTTGAGCTTTTTCATCCATGTTTTTTTTAGCATTAATAAGCATGTTATTTCTTCTATCTTTTTCTTCCTTACCTCTAATTGGATTATATTGTGAATTAGGTGATCTTTTAACATTTGAAGTTTTTTTAGTTTTGAATCTATTTTCTGTTTTGTAATCAGACATTATTTAACCTTTGCAATTTTATTTTTGTTTATACCTTCTTTTATCACATATTGTTGTGTACCGTTAGCCCCTGTTTCAACTTCTTTTTTTAGGTCTTTAAACAATAGCTTTTCTTTAGCAATCTTCGATTGCTCTTGTGAATATTTTTCTAATAATTTAGTGTCTCTCATATATATTTTTTATTTTACCTTGTGCTTTTAATTTTTTCAAATCCCCTTTAGTTAAAGGTGCTACAGAAGTTATTGTTGGTAACACTTTTGGTTTTCTTTTAAATAAATTTTTAATCCATTTCCACATTATGTCCTCACAAAGTTTGGTTTAGGGCCAGTGTTTGGGGCTTGGCGCTTTCTGGCAACAGCACTCGCCTTTTGCGACTTTGTCATCGCTGTGGCTTTTGCAAGTGGTACGCACTTCGGGTACTTCCTTGATGAAGAGCTTGCAGATTTTCTTCCACACTCTTGATACTTGCCACCTTGTTTTCTCGCTCCAATGTCTACCCATTTTTCATTAAACCATTTTGTTAGTCCTTTTTTATTCATTAAAGAACACCTTTAAAGTTCATACCTCTAATTGCAATTCCACCACCTCTTGCTTTTTGAGGTTTACCAAAAGGTGTGTGATATTCATGTCTCATTTCAAATTCTTTATTTGTTTCACTTGGTTGTCTAACAGCTCTACCAGTGTAAGCAGAAACAACTTTATTTTTTTTAAATTTTTTATACTTCATATATTCTGAAGGTGGAATTTCTGGAGTAAGACCACCAGGAACAGGTCCTGTTTTATTTTTACCTTTTACATTAGTTGTTTGTTCATCAAAGTAGCCACCCCCTCCTCTAAATCCAGATTTTTCTAAACGTCCTAAAGCAGATTGTGATCCTGCATTTACTGCCATTCCAAGTTTAGCTTTTTTTGGTCCCCAATCTTTTCTTTTAGTACCTGAAGGATCTTTTATTTTACCAGCACATATTTTAGATGCATAAGCATTTGCATACGCACTTGGATAAACTTTAAATTTTCTTTTAGCAGCTGACTTTCCTCTAGCACATAATTTTGTCATTTCTTACCACCCATATGTTTCAGTTCTGTAGCTTTAATACCGTATACCGCTCCAACGACAGCGACCCAAAGTGAAATTATCCACCACGGCATTGTTTGTAATTTTTCAAAATATAAATCTAGTTTCTGTCCAATCTCTTCATCTTCTGCAAAAACAGAATATGCAAGTAGGAACAGTGGAGATGAGAGAATTAATAAAATGAATTCGTCCTTCCAGTCGCCTTTTTGGTTTTGAGCAATCTGTCCGCTGTACTCGATCTCTCCGCGCTTCATTTTTTCAGCATGGACGATTTGAGCCTCAGACATAATAATCTCTGATCTTTTTTTATTCTTATAAATTTCAGCTCCAGTTTTTAAAGCTGTGCCTATAATACTCCATGGAAACATAATGATTTATTTTACAGACTTCTTTCTTGTTTGTATAGTGCTAGGCATTGAATTACTCTGTTGTATCTTCTAACGCCTAAATAAGGTGCTATTTTATGTAAAAAATTAACAGCTCTTGGTCCACTTACTTTCCAACAAAAACTTAATTTATTCTTAATATCTCGTTTTTGTTCACTATAAATATTTCCATGTTTAGCAAAATCTGCAAATCTTTGAATAATATCTCGGTCAGTCATTTTAACCCTACATGACAAACTTGATTTTTTTGTATTTTTTTGTGGGATCATGGTAATAGTGCCTTCACCTTCAAACACACCTGCTAGAAATATGAGCTTTTGTTGTTCTGACCAGCTATCAAATAATTTATTAACTGGATTTTCTTTTTTTATAAATATTTTTGTTTTTGGAACCCTTATTAAGAATTTTAATTCCTTGTGGGTTTGGACCTCTCTTAGGCGGTGGGCCATATTTTACTCCTCCACTTAAACCTTTTCTCATTTGCCTTTAATTTTCTCTCTTGCAACTTCTAATCGCTCATCCGATTGTTGATCTTGTTGTGCAAGTTTATCATATTCGTATTCTAACCTCTGTGCAGCTCTCATATTTTCTTGATCAGCTCTAAATTTAGTTTCTTCAGCTTTTCTTTGTAAATCCATAGCTCTTAAATCAATTTCTTGTTGTTTTAATTTCACTAGTGGATCTTCTTTGTTTTGAGCAGCGCTTTCAGATTGAACTAACTCTTGTGTAATACGCGCAGCAACTTTTGCTACCTCTGCATCAAACATAATTTGAAATTGTTGAGGATCTTGTTGTGCCATCTGTGCCATTTCAGGATTTTGCATGATCATTTGACTTACTTCTGCTTTAGCTTTGTAAGAAATGTGATCTGAAATGTGCGATTGCAGTAAAGCATACACCTGAGGGTTAATCTGAACCATTCTAGATTGCATAAATGCCATGTGTGCCTGTAAATGGGCATCATGATCTTGAAATTCAAACACTGTAAGCAGTCTCATTTGCAGTGCACGTGCATTTTCCTTTGCCGGATCTAAAGGTTCTGGTTGTTTTGGTGGTGGTTTTAGTAAAGCTTCAATTTGTTTTGTGCCTAATGCCTCATAAACCCTTCTGTAGGCTTCGTGAAGGTTGTGCATTCCAGGATTTGAGCTTGCAATTTGTAATTGTGTCTGTGCAAGAGTCACTCTTTGTGCCATTGACATGATATTTGGGTCAGCAACAGGTAAAATATCCACTCTGTTGTCAAAATCTGCTGATTTAATCTCTCTTGGACCACCATAAACATCATATGGATACTCTGGTGGTAAGGATTCACCACAAATTCTTGCTAAAATTTTAAATTCAAGTCGCATTGCATAGTAACAACGCTTGTGAACACCACTCATAACACGACTTCCACGTTCCATTAGCGCTATTGTAGTACCAACTGCTCTGTTCTGAACGTCATTACCAATGTTTGAATCAGTTATTGCAGCAAATTTTTGTCCTGCTTGTACTACAAAACCTAAAAGGTTGTATAAAGTAACACTTGGTTCAGTAAATGGTAAGTTAAAAAACTGATCTCTAATGTTTCCACCAGGTGCATCTACATCTCTAAACTCTCCTGGTTGTATTGGTTGGTCATCATCTCTTACTCTAATGCCTCTAGACTTAAATCCTGCAGGTAAATTCTTTAAAGTTCCTGCATCAATTAATTGTCTTAGCGATTGAGTAGCCGCTTGAGACAAACCACCAATCATGTGAGTTAAACCAAAACCATAAAAACCTAATCCTGGTAAAAATTTGTAATGAACAAAGTATTCAATTCTAGAATATGAAATATCATCAGGTCTATAATTTCTGTAAATAGATAAAATTTCACCTGAACCTTCATCAACAGTTACAATGTAAGGTATTTTTATTTTCTTAGCTTTGTCATCAAAGTTTTCATAATCATCTAAATTTAAATCTACGTGCATTTCTAAAATAGTATGCAAGTAATCATCACCTGTTCTTTTAATTCCTTCTAACTGATTTAATTTTTTCTGAACATCATCCGGTTCTGAATCGGATTCAATCAATTCTATGTCTCTATAAAAACCTGCAGCTTGTTTTTTAATCACCTCGTTTTGAGTCATTTTAATGACGTGAGTAATTCTTTCACAATCTTTTAAATCAGATGCATAATAAGGAACCACTAAATCTTCTGCAGGAATAAATTTAGATACAGGTCTATCTAACATTGCATCGTAATAAACTTTTTTAAATGTTGAACCCGATAAAGGTAAATAAAATAACATCTGATCCATATCAGTTGTATATTCTTCCATCTCCTCCATCAGCAGGTAATTCATATAATCTTTAACACGCTCTGCTTGTTGTTCTGTTTGTGGTGTTTGTAATCCTACGACCTGTGTTCGTACAGGACCATCAGATGGCACCAATTCTTTATACGCTTGTGCTTGGAACTGTGTTACGGATTCAGCTAATAATGGATGCGTGACACCGGAAGCTCCTTTAAATGGTTTGGTTACTTCTTGAAATCTAGTGCCTAATAAATCTAATCCTTTGATGTATGCGTCTTCCCATTCTTTTCTAGATAATTTATCTTTTTTATATTCTTGAGTTAGTTCCTTAGCCATATCTTTTAGGACTCTCTCGTCCATGTTCTCAGCTAAGTTTGCATTAAAATCGTCTTGAGGTCTTTCTTCAATTTCTTCTTCACCCTCCACCATAACTTCTGGCGGTAATCCGTCTGGTTGTTCTACAACCGTTTCTTCAATTTTATCTTCTTCGGTAAAGGTTTCGTTATTGTTTTCTATAGCCATGTTTAATTGTACCTTATTGTTTTAAATAAATCTACAACAAGTCCTCCCTGTGACTTGTAGGTTTTTTGTGTTGATCTCATTAGTGGAGACACTTTAATCGCAAATGCATCAAAATACAACCTTGGATCATTAGGTTCCATAAATTTAAATCCTTCACGAGTTATCTTGCTTAATTCATCTGACTCAGCACTTTTGTGATATTCACTTTTAATCTTCTTACCTTTTAATGGGTGACTATCTGGATATTTAAATTCATCTACTCCAATCTGTTTATAAGGCTTATACGGATCCGATAAAGATATTTTTGTAGGTCCTGCTTTTGTATTATAAAATCTAGCAACCTTACTCATAACATCTGGTAAAACTGCTTTGCCTTTTTTACCAATACCTTTACCATTTGCATAACCGTAAAATCTTTCGTTACCTTCTTTGAAGCCTTGTCTAAAACTTAATTTATCAAACGGGGCAACGGCTACGTAATCCACATTCTCTCTCGCTGCTTTTTGTAATAAATATTTTACAGCATGGTCTCCATAAGCATCAGACTCTACCAATGGAAAGTAATCTTTAACTTTATCATCGTAGCTTTTTGAAGTGGTTAGTCTTTGTAATTTTTTATTGACATCATCTAAACTAGACTTGATCGCGTTCACCGAACCAAAGTTATTAGATTCAATTGCTTTGTTCAAATCGTCCATCATCTGGCCTCTTCTATTAATCAATAGGTTCATTTCTACTTCAGCATTAAAAGGATTTATTCTTCTCTCTCCTCCTATCTGTTGAGCCTTGGTTAAAGCTTTTGCAATACTTTGGTTTACGTCTGATTGTATTTCATTAATCATAAATACTTTTTTGCCATCAGGAGTAAATCTTGTGTCATATCGAATGTGATAAATATTGTTAGTATCGGGTAGCACTTCTCCAAAATGCCCACCTTTATTTCTTACACTTCTGTTGGTGACAATATCTTCAGGTAAAGTAAAAATAGTTTCTCTGTAATCATTACCACCTTGTAAAGTATAATTACTTTCACTACCATAATAAGTTTTTGATTTTCTTAATGGTATAGCTTTTTCATTGATCTCACCAATAACTTTATTTAAAAGTTTTTGATCTTCCTGAGCCTCAAATATCTTGTTTAGACGTTTTGCTGAATTATTGATATTTTCAAGAGCTGCGTTTTTATAACTCTCTTCACCTCTTAAATAATATTGAATGTGATCTAAATCTTCTTTGATCGCTAGATTGTCTTTGTATTTAACTTGTAAATCTCTTACAGAATTTTGAGCATTCTTAGCAACCTGTGTGTAAGCTTCCATAGCACCTTTGGGTGTACCAAGTTCTATAGCTTGTAATCTATTTACTGGATTTAATTTTAACATAGCTCCCACTTCGTTAGC